CAAATTCAGAAATTCCATTCTCTATTATTGCATACAACCAAACTATCACTGGATTTGCAGAGGATTTAGTTGGACTCGACACTTTGCAAAGCACAGTTAAAATGACACCAGATTTTATAATTACAGAAAATAGTAAAACCACAGTTGATGCTTATACTTCAATAGACACTCCACAGAAATTTTACGACATAGCAAAATCATATTTAGTCGATAACTATGCAGGAGAACTGTCACCATTGGTGTCGAAAGATGGTAACACAATTGATGCGGGCTCTTATGATGTGGTGGTGGACAAAAATGCAGGTTCTGCATTTGCGATTAGCGGTAATACTTTAACAATCAAAGCCACCACTTTTATAGGTAATATACTTACTGATGGTACTGCCACACTTTTAAATGATGCAGAAGTAATAGGAAGATTTAAGGACACCACAACACTTCCTTGGGAAATAAAAAATGTGGAAGCCACCTCTCGCATACAGCTTGTAAATGTAACTAAGAGTAATGCACTCGTTCACACAGAAAAGCTAAGTGGTAGTGCAGGCGACTTTATAGATGTCACGGGCTCCTACAATGGAAGTCAAATTTCAGTCGGGGATGTCATAAGACTTAGAGTTTCATGCGTGGTTGATGCTGAAGCAATGCTTCCCGTCGAGAAGACCGGAGTGGCTACTGCGGCGGGCATAACCTTCCAGGTAGACCAGCAAGCAGATGAAATTTACAATTTAAATGCGATAAACGGTAGCGAAGTATCAAAGACTCTTAACTCGTCGGATGGTACTCTTATTTCAGACTACGGGGATCCAATGGGAATCGATATCGATGATTCAGATGGTACCGCAAGTGTTAAAGATATTTATGCATTTTTCACATACTCAACGACTACAGAAGATGGGGTCGAGCAGTGGTTCAATGGTATGACCGCTATTAATCAAAACAACTACCAGATAAATGTAGGAAACGCTGACATTAAAATACAAAATGTAGGGTCTAATGCTGTGGTAGTAGGAGGTGGTAGGTTGTACAGAGATGACGACAGGTCTGTCCTGGTAGCCGGTAACGGACCTATAACCATGGACTCAGGAGCTATGGCTATAAATGTTCAGCCACAGCTTGAAGAAACTCTAAACGCAAACGCGAAGCTTTCATCAGTAAATAACAACGCAAAACTAATACCCTCATTGCTATGACCCAAGAAGAAATAGGTGAGGCAAAGCAGGTTAAAACCAACCTCGGTTTTATAGCCAAAGTTTTTGGGACCGCCATTTTTATCGTTTACTCGGGAGCTATGATCTACGCCAGACTTAACACCCTAGAGATGGAGATCCTTCGATTGCAGCATGATGTGGAAATGAACGCGGAGTTCAGAATTAAGTGGCCGAGAGGTGAGCTCGGAGCATTACCTGACGATGCAGAGCAGAACATGAGGCTTATTTTTCTTGAGAAGCAAATGAACAAGCATGAAGAGCAGCTTGACAAAATAAGATACCAGGAAACCGCCAAACACTAATGGAACTATCATCATATATGTTTGCCGGTATCGGCGTAGGCCTTTCGGTTTTAGCTTTTTTTCTTAAGAAGAATAAGGTGGAGATTGATTTAATGAAAGAGCATGTTCGCGAGCTTCAGATTTCCGATGCTCGTAAAACAGAAAGAATCGCAATTCTTAATAAGGTCGTCGAAGACCGCAGAAGAGATATTCAAAAACTTTTTGAGAAAAGCCGGTAATGTTTGAACTACTAACTTTATTCCTGACGGGCGGCGGTTCAGCCGCAATGGGTAGCATACTTAAAGGTGTATTTGGTATGCTTACGGATGCTCGGCAACAAAAGTATGAAATTGAAATGGCAAGAGAAGCTCGGAATAACGAGTTTGCTATTAAATTCCAGGAAAGTCTTAACAGTGGTGATGGGGGTGCTTTCACTAGGGCTACACGCCGGATGCTCGCACTCATCGGAATGGGCTCCATCGCCTTCGTCACTTGCATCACAGCGATTTATCCGTCAGTCCCAATACTCAGTTCAACAAACATTACGGGGGAAGGACGAACAGAAATTCTTTTCGGGCTCCTCAGTTTTCCAGCAGAGCAAACCCATATGGTCATTACAAGCGGACACCTATGCCTCTTCCAAACATCCGTCGTGTTGCCGATGATTGTCGGATTTTATTTCACACCTGGAGGGAGACGATGAATGACCCAACACCAACTATAGGATTCTTAGGTACAACTCTTTCTTTCACCCTTGGCCAGTGGAATGATCTCTTCGGAGCTATGGCTGGAGCACTAACCTGTGTCTATTTAATTTGGAAACTAATCAAAATCAAAAGAGATGAACAAAAAAACTAGTAAAGTACCCTGTGGTAAAGACTGTCTCGCTCCATCCATATGTGCAAAGTTTGGATGCCAGGCTAAGCTTGACAGCAAACCAGGAACTAAGTCCTACAAACCTAAAGGAAAATAATTTTTCCAACCGGTTACTTTTTTGTAGTGCGAAGTATATCTTCGCATTATGGATACAGAAACTGCGGAGGTTGAATCCCCGCAAACCGAATCAGAGTTTAGTATTGAGAATGCGTCAACCGACGATCTTCGCAATGCTTTAGGTATAACGCAGACTGCCGAAGTCAATCAAGAGGTTCCGACCCAAGAAGTTCAGCCTGAGGAGCAAATCCCAGAGCCAGAAGCCGAAGTCCAAGAGCCGCAGGCTGAAGGCCAAGAGCCAGAGGAAACTGAGACTGAAGAGGAAAAGCTCGCAAAGCGAAGGATTCGTCCCCGCAACGAGATGGACCAACAAGTCATTGATCTCTATAGATCTGAAGGATTCCAAGGATCATTCGCCGATGCTTCGAGAATTATCTACGGTCAGGAAGCGCAACAACCAGCTCAACAAAATTTACAACCTAATCAGGATCAAGTCGAGGCGTCCGAGCCCGATCCCATCCAAGGTATCGATAAACAAGCTGATGATATCCGAGCAAGCATTCTAGAGCTTGAAGGAAAAGTCGAGAAAGCAGCAGAAGAACTTGAGACTACTCAAGCGCTAAAAATACAGCGTGAGATTATGAAGCAAGAACTTGAGTTGCAAAACTTGACTCTCCGTAAAGAGCAAATGCAACGCGAGCAGGAACAGCATGTTTATCAAACCCATCGCAGCAAAGCGATGGAAAGCCGTGATCGAGTTTACGAGCGTTATCCAGATCTGCAGAACAAAGACAATGTCCTTCGCAAGCAGTTCGATGATTATGTCTCACAGGCTCAGAACGACCCCGATTACGCCGCAGTTTTTGACTCACCTCGTTGGCCGGAATTATTAGCCAATGAGTTCGCAGCCGCAAATATTCCTCAGCAGCAGCCGGCACCGGTAGAACAACCGGTCGCTCCCGCTCCTCAGGCACCGCAGATGGGAACTCAAACGAAGGTATTGACGACTGGGACTACGGCACAACCTGTAAATCAACCCGCTACTCGCGATGGTTTAATTCAGGCACTTCCCGGTATGAGTAATGATGATCTTTACAAATTGCTGGGAGCCCCTGGAGGAGCCACTCCGCTTAGGTAGCGTATAAATCTAACCTAATCAAAATTATATAATACAATGGCTATTAAAACTATTCCAGCTAATCCCAATCCAATCGCTGCAGCACAAGGTGCTAGCAATGTGGATCTCGTATCTAACACAACTTCCTATCAGGGTTTACTTAATAATGCTAACTCCGATTTGCGTTCAAGACTTTGGTCTGAGCTCGTATCCCGTGACGCTAGAGAAAAGAATGTATTCTCAAAGTTCATCGGCGGAGAAGGAAGTGGTAAACCAATCACAGAAAAACGCGATCTATCCGCAGGCGGATCAGACAAGATTACATTCACTACTGTTGCTCCGATCAGAGGACAAGGTGTTCGTGGGGAAGAAATCCTCAAGAATGCGACTGATACCCTCGACTTCGGAACATTCAATGTTGAAATCGATCTCGTCCGTCACGCTGTTTCTTGGACTCAAGTTCTTAAGCTCATGAGATTTACCGGCAAAACCATCGATCAGCTTTCCGCTGAGGTTATGTCCGAGTGGATGAGCCGTACAGAGCAAGACCAAATCCAATATGCACTTCGTCAGATCTGCTTGAAAAACGCTGTTGGAAGTAATCTTATTTCTGGATACGGAACCGGTGCAGGCGGAGCTCTTAAATATGTTGACGGATTAAGTACCGACATCATCCAAGAAGCTAAACAAGCATTGATCGCTAACGGTGCTGAGCCTATGAACACTGGCGGAGACGAGAACCAAGAAATTCCTGGTTATTTATTCTTCGCTCCTGACGCATGCTTACGCCCACTGCGTTCTGACCCCGACTACCTCGAGGCTATCACAGCTGCTGATGTTCGCAGTGCAGACAACAAACTGTACAGCGGAAGCTATGCAAAATGGGATAATAACATCATTGCTAATCACAATGTTGTGATTGACACCGCTCGTGGTCGTCAAGGTTCTCCTCTTCTTCCTACCTTCTACGCATACAGCGCAATTCCTAATGCTGTTGCCGCAAATGCTCTTGGCGGAGCCGATGGTGATTATGTTGCCAACTTCCGCGGTGTGGAAATCAACATCCCTGGTGGAGGCGGAGCTGCAATGGGAGATGACGACGATGGAACATATTACATCCTTGGTATTGATACCGACGGAACTGTTGCATTGTACCGTTACACCCAGGCAAGTGTTAACGCTAACAAGGGACAAATCACGCTAGTCCGTGTTACTCAGGCCACCGATGGAATGAACGGCAACAATGTTAAAGGAGATGGTGATAACGCATTCAATGCTGGCTCCTTGTTCGTACAAGCTAACGCAATCGGAACCCCTATCGGTTACGCTCTTGCAATGGGTAAAGATGCTCTTTACTTCGCAAAGGGCTCTATCTACGGAGAGCAAATCTTCCATTACGACGACTTCGCCAACAGTGGAAACGAAGCTCA